CCTAAATCATAATTCTTATATTCAGACATAAAGTCAAGTGGCGGCTCACAGAAAGTTTGGTCTTCTCTATCCATAAAAGCAACTTCCCACTTACCTTCTTCATATCCATAAGAACCAGTAAATTTTACAGCTGATACAATATAATCATCATAATCAAATTGTATTCGCACTCCATCGTGCCATTTTTGTCTTGCAGGCCATTTAGGCATTAGCTCATTCTCCCTATAATAAATCCTAGCCAAAATACGAAGATGTCAATAAAGAAATGCATGATAAAACTTAGTGCAAAAATTTCTTTCCAATGAACTTTGCAAATGTGAAACCATTCAGCAAATTTCTTCATTAATCTTCCCTTTGGCCAAATCCATAATCAATTACAACTGGGAATCTTGGTATTCCATCTGGTGTTTCATTGAAATATCTCAATGTTGCCCAATCTGGTGCTTTACCATCTTCCCATAATTTTTTCAATACTTCTTGTGTACCGCGAACTCCAGAACCAAATTCTGTTCCGTCAGGTTTGGCTAATATAAAGTGTTTTGTATATCCAGCCCAGTTACCTTTACCTTCTAACATTTTAACAACTCGGAATTCATCAGTAATAAATTCTTTACGCTTTAATAAAAATTTACTTCTTTTATTTTCGTAAGGCTTATCGTATCGTACCATCTGCCCTTCGTAACCAGCTTCTGTCCATTGTCCATAAAGATTGTCTAAACTTTCTTGTGATTGTACTGATATAGTTTCTACAACTTTAATTGTATTCATGTCAGAAAGTGTCATACCCAGCCTAAAAAACCTGCTTGAAAAGACTAAATCGCTCTCAGAAGTGTCATACATGTCATACACATGATATTGAACAAGCTTTTCAGATTCAGCAAAATCTTCTTCTGTGCTTTTCAGTTTACGAACTAGAGAAGTAATCTTATTAAAGTCTTCTTTAAGCTCGTGATTATAAAGCTCACCATCAAAAATATACTCTGGGTGTTCTTCGAAGATTGGCTTGAGTTGTTCCCAAATGTGTGGGCAACTTGTAATTGGTTTTGCTTGACGTGTCCATAAACCATCTTTATTAGCAATACAACGAATACCATCTAGTTTTGGTTGAGCGATAATTGGAAATTCAACACCGTCTTTATAACCACCAGCAAGCATTGGTTTAAATGCTTCATAAGAATCAATGTCTTTGATATCTTTGAAATACTCTTTTTCTAGTCGTCTGTCGTAGATACTCATTGCTTCAGCAATTGCTTGTGTATAAGCAGTGGTCGCATTTGCACGACCGACATTTTTTGCTTTGGATTCATTCCAACCTGAGGTAACAAGCTTTCCACCTTTAATTCCAGCAATACTTCTAATTGCAGCAACATCATCTGAGTCCCAACCATATTGAATAGTTAGTTCTCTGATTTTACCTTTTGTATCTCTCTTATAGAGAGTTGGTAACGATGATATATTTTTCATTAGCCTCTCCTCATTTTAGCAATTTCTTCTGCTTGTTTAGTACCTTTCATAACTGGAACTGCGTTTGATTTATGCATAGTAGCAATACCAACAATCAGGTCTCCAGTATACTTAAGTGTTTCTTTCTTTGTACCACTGCCACCACCTGTAACTTCCAGCGATGGATAGTTTGGTGTTTCTCTGCGATAAGCAGATTGTGGTTTGTAAGTTTTGAAATTTTTGTAATTGCGTGAGTCAGGCATTTTAATGCGACCATAAGAATAATCAATATACTCTTGTAGAGTATCATATCGTAAGTCGTGCATACTTTTACGTTTCATGTCACGATTGTGCTCTCGCCATTGCAGCTCGAGTTCTTGTAATTTCGCTTTGGTTAGTTTGACTTTACGCTTTTTAGTGCTGATTGTCGATAAACCTCTAGCTAATCCCATAATATAAACCTTCAAATAAAATACAATTATAACACGTTATTTTGTATTTGTCAACCCTTAAAAAAGGGAGTCGGTGGTCGTCCGTTTGGGTGTTCCGTACTTACAGTCAGTATGTCGCTGGTTCTGGTGTTCCCTACTAGGAGCAGTAGCCGTCGTGGGTCCTTGCAATTTTGCTCGCCGTCATGGTTTATTCCCACCAACTCTTTGTTTGTTTACCTTCGGCCTCTATAGGCTCTTGGTAAGTTATTTTGTAAATTGTCTTTCGCAACTTGTTTAAGCCATCTTTTTCTACCTTCGGCAGCTTTACGCTTACGCTTGGCAGTTGGCTTTTCGTAAAATTCTCTAGCTCTTAATTCTTTTATAATTCCAGCTTTTTCAATCTGTTTTCTAAATTTCCTTAATGCTATATCAAAAGGCATATCCATTGGTGGCCTTCTATCTTTTGGATGTCTTGGCTTTGCTCTTAAATCAACAGTTCTACCATTGATTTGTTTAGTATTATTAAATTTTCTCATATTGGGTTTATTATAATTGGTTTTGTTTGATTTGTCAACCTTTTTTTGCATTTATTTTCAAATTAAAAAAGGGAAGCACTAAGCTTCCCTCCAAAAACGGCCAGGCAGGATGTCACCTACGTGGATTGTTTTTGATTAGGCTCCCCTAAGAAACTCTAATACTGTTTCAGGCGATGTTTCTCCGTAAGGGTCTGTTTCACAATCATCAGACTTACCAGGTTCAACGAACATCTTTTCGACAACACCATCATTTACAATCATAGCGTATCTCCAAGACCTTGCGCCGAAGCCAACATTATCTTTACGAACAAGCATATTCATACCAGCGGTAAATGAGCATGAACCATCTGGAATAAATTTCACGTTTTGTACACGTTGGTCTTGCAACCAAGCATTCATAACGAAAGCGTCATTACATGATATACAGTAAACATCATCAATCCCTTCTGCTTGAAAATCCTCAAACCTAGCTTCATAGCCGGGTACTTGGAAGTTCGAACAGGTTGGAGTAAATGCACCTGGTAGCGAGAATACAATTACTCTTTTACCGCCAAAATAATCGTCGGTATTGAGTTCTTGCCATTCAAAATCACCAGTATCTACGTTTCGAGAGCGTGTTTTAAATACTACGTCTGGGACTCGTTGGGTCATAATATATTTCCTATAGGTCAGTGAGAGGGCATTGCGCCCTCTCGTCAATTTAAGTTATTCTACTAAGAATTCCTTTTTATTATTAATCTTAATTTTTTGCGGTCTCTTTTCTTCTGGAATGATTCTCTCTAATCCAATAGTTAATAGACCGTTTTTGAAGCTAGCTCCGAGGACTTCAATGTCATCTGCAAGAGTAAAGCTTCGAGTAAATTTCCTTTTGGAAATTCCTTTGTGAACGAAGCCATAATCATCTTCACCATTTCCGTCATAAACAGATTTGATAGTCAGTTGATTTTCTTTGACTTCAATATCAACATCTTCTTCTGTCAGACCTGCTAACGCAAGCTCAATAGAAAACTTGAGTTCGTCTTTAGAAGTGCGAATGTTATAAGGTGGAAAACCTGTTTGCATTTGTGCAGGTCGGTTTTCAATTTCGACCAATCTATCAAAGATTCGGTCAAAGCCCACTGTGAATGGGGCGAGGTTGTGTATATTAAATCCAGTCATTTTTATCTCCTTTTAAGCAAGATTATTATTATACTAATTTGGTGGCTATTAGCACACCGCCTTTTGTGAACCGATAATTCGTATTCACAAATTTATTTATACAGACTCAGCGTGTTCTTTAATAAAATTTTTAATAAAATTTCTGATTTCACGCGATGCAGATGTGTCATCATCTTTGCATATCTGTATGAATTCTTTCTTTTGTTCTTTGTTAATCTTAATTATTAACGTGTCATCTTTTTTCATGTTTGTCACCTAATTGTCACATAGAAGTTTCATTTGTTATAAATAAAAGGTATATACAATATATTTATAGGAGAAATACAATGTTAATAAAACTATTTAATAAAATCGACAAAATAATGAAAGCTGGTCGTTTTCATAAAATAGCCAATAAATTCTTAGCTACACTTCTCATTGTTCCTTCATTAGCTTTTGCAGATGAAGTTAATATTCGTCACATAGACCATACAACTATAATGACTAAAGATGCAATGGTCATATTAGACAAAAAAGCTGGTAAATTTTGGAACGCTAGTTTAGATTGTAAACTTCCAATTACTACCGACTCTAAAGTCAATTTTAAGACTGCCACAAGGACAATCAAAAAAGGTTCAGAACTAACATTTATTATTGGTTCTAAACAAAAAGATGAGCACTTATGTAGAGTTACAACTCTAGCTGCGCTTTAATCTCCGGTACTTCCAATACCTCCGTCTCGGTCAGTTTTCTGGCCGGGACGTTCACTAACAAATTCTGGTATATGTTGATGAATAGGCTCTATCATACATTGAGCTAATCTTTCACCGTGTACTATTCGTGCTAAACTATCTGAAATATTAAGTAGAAGAATATGTGTTTCTTCGACATAATCACAATCTATAATACCTACTCCGTTACTGAGCGCTAAACCTTTTCTAGCAGCTGCACTTGAACGAATAAACATTTTCATTACATGATGGTCAGGTATATCAAATATTAAACCTGTTGGAACTAGAGCTCGTTGCCCTGGGTGTAATAAAAAAGCAGGTTCACCTTCAATCTCTTTAATTAATATATCGACTTTTCGATTTACTGTATTATACGCTTGTATCTTTTCACCAGTCACAAAGGCTGCAGAAATATCGAAGCAAGCACTGCCTCGAGTAGCGTAAGTTGGAAGGATTGCACATTCTTTTGTTTTGTACACATTCATATTATATAAGTCACCAATTTGTTATATTGTTAACTAGCTTTTGCGTTACCAATATTGTATTTTACAGTTAGTTCCCAATCGTCTTTTTCTTTAAACGATATAATTTTAATTTGATTTAATGATGCTACTGGGTCTTTTGTCTTTTCAGCATCTACAATCTTTACTAATTCCCACTCTTCTAATAGGTTAACAATTGTGTTCCTACGAGCGTGGTCTTCTTCTGTAAAAGTATTATGCTTACCGTCAAGGATAAACAATTCTTTAAAATGCAGAATTGCATATCTACCCTTCTTGTGTAGAATGTGGCAGGACTGAAATAACTTCTTGTCTTTACGACTAGAAATACCAATCCTAGTGAGTGTTTCTTTAATTTTTAAGAAACTATCAGGTGTAGGAAGCGTTACTTCAACGCCAACACCTCTAAAAATATCTTCTTGTTCCATGATACATATTCACCTTTTTAATTATTGTGACTGATGGTATATAACCACTATAAGATTTATTTATCTTTTTCAAGTCTTACCCTCCTGTCACAAGTCGGTCGTGAACACTTTGAAGCTGTTCTTCATTCAGAACTTTGAGATATTGCTTTGCCACTGTTCGGTTACATTGACATACTTCTTGTATCGCATCGAGATTCACATCTTTATCAGCCTTCGGCCACTTAGAGAATCTTTTACGCTTTCGTAATACAGCACGGTAGTAATCAAACTGTGCTGCTGGAAACAACTCATGCCTTTGATTCATTTCATTAGCATGTAGTATTGTATCTTCAAAGTTAGTAAATCCACGATTAACGATATAAGCATTATATTGTTTTTCAGTCATATCTGGATTCTCACTATCTTTGATAAGGTCTGCCTTTGTAAAAGAGGCAGCATTCATAAAATCAAATGGACTCAAATCACCCTTTGCCATTTTGTATCTCCTCTATAGTCACAAGCATCTCGTTCATGTCTTTTGCGCAATCAGCACACATTTTGAGTTCCGCTTCACCATCTTTTGCTTGGTACTTTAGAGTGTATTCTTCACCTCCTTCTACACTCACATCACAGTAAAAGCATTTGTGTGATTTGCGAAAATCAATTTTCATTAGACATACTCGGATTCAATCATAACTTCTGTTAAGAAAGCAACCATGTTAACTTCTTGGTCTGCTACGAAGTTTGCCTTATACATATAGTCAGCAAGAGTCACAATAAATCCTGGTTGAGTTTTAAATTCAACTTTATGTGTTGCTGCATCGTAGATACGACGAAACATTTCGTTCATATCTTGGTCTGAGTTTTTTTGCTACCCATTTGCGCATATTCGTAAAGTCTTTTGCTTTGAGCAGACTGAATAGTTCATCAATACTCTCTTGTTTGAGATTTACAAATATACCTTCGTCGATTTTACCTGAAGCTGCATAAGATTGTAGTTCAGTCAATACACGACGGAAATCTGGAAAATGTTTTTCAATAACTTTTGCTACAACACCTTTATCGTAAGCAACATTCTCATTCTCAAGAATATTAATAACGCGTTTAAAGAATTGCATAGCAAGAGCTGGTCGCTCGGTCTGTTCAATAGTAAAATCTACTTCAGATAACCTTGAACGAAGTGGAGCGATAATTCTGTTCTTAAAATTACATGTGAAGATAAAGCCACAATTGGCTGAATATTCTTCAATGAAATTACGAAGAGCTGGTTGTACATTTGCTGCACTGAGATAATCAGCTTCGTCAAAGATAACATACTTTCTGCCTCCACCAAGGGAAACAGCAGACGCGTATGTTGAGATATCATATCGAAGAGTGTCGATATTCACATTAAGCGAACCATTTTTAACGATATAGTCACAGCCCATTTCATCGAGCATAGCTTTAGCGACAGTAGTTTTACCTACTCCTGGTCCACCGGTTAGTAATAAGTTTGGTACACTTTCGTCGTTTACGAACTTACGAAAAGTGTTTTTCATTTTATCTGGAAGAATTGTGTCGTCGATAGTTTGTGGACGATACTTTTCTACCCAGAGTACTTCATTTGTTTTGTGTTGCATAGGTCACCGATAATCATAATATAAAATAAATTGAGGGCGGGGATAAGCGAATGCTGTATCCCCTGTTCTCGAGAAAGAGTGTTGGTCTTAGTCAACCAACTTGTCAGCTAATTCACCAGCTGCTGGAACATTTACATCAACTTCTGGAGCTTCTTGTGGTTGCTCCTGTTGAGGCATGTTTTGTCTTAAAAAAGCTTCAAGCTTATTTCTTAAGGCTCCAACACCTGCTAGTTCATTACCTTGAAACCCGCCTCTTGTTGACACTACGTCAATAAGTTGCAGGACTGTAGAAAGATCGTTCATGTCGATACGAACTTCTTGTTGCTGTTGCTGGCCACCGAAGTTGCCTTGTACTGCGTCATTCATAGTTTCACCTATCCTTTATTATATGTTGACTTTGAATCTATTGCCACGAAGTAAGTGACGTTGTCCCCTTTGAATTCTGAAATACCCTTTGAACAAATGGTAACTTCATAATCCATCGGCATTAGTTTCAAGTTATCAGTTTTAATGATGACTTTAAACTCATCGTCAGTTTCACCAATTTCAACACCAAAGTCATCTGTGTTGGCGTTAGCGCTGTCGATTGCTTTGAGATAACACTTGCCGCTTTCGCCGACAAACGCAATCTCGGTAAACTGAAGAACACCTGCTGCTTTGAGAACTGAAGAAAGGTCACTTTCTGTTACACTCACAACAACGTCTTCAGATGGTATATTTATATCTTTTTCGGGCGGAGTATGAATCATAGAGATGTCTGCATAGACATACTTGGTTCGTCTCTTACCTTCAGATATAATAAAGTATTTATCTCCAAACTCAACGTCTGGGTCTTTATACAAGCTTAATATTGAAAGAAATCTAGATAAGTCATATACACAAGCTTCGCTTGGTATTTCATCTGGGATTTTTGCAATCGCAATAAGCGTTTTTTCTGGAGTAATCGTCTTAATAGTATTACCGGGCTTTAACAAAACTGATTTGTTAATTGCAGTAAAACTTTTTAGGACACTCAAGGTTTCGTTAGAAAATTTCATAATATAAATTTCTCCTGGTTTATGAAAGGTTTATTATAACATACTTTTAGTAGTTTGTCAACCACTACTTATAACTCTTTTTACTAGAAGTGTTATCAGCAGTTGCTGTCACTCCAAGCTCTGCAATGGAACCCATACCACCTTTAAAGATATATGTTCCTGTGTGGTTTAGCTGCATCCAAGGACACATCCAAACTTTCAGTCCCGCTTTACGGGCTTGCTTACAGAAGAAATAATCTTCTGATAAGTAACGCTTAGAATCTGGGTCAATAACACAATCAAAGAAAGCTGTAATTTCTCTTGTGCCATCAAATTGTTCGGTTCGTACATGGTCTGGTAAATAGGAAAGCTCTGGATAAGCATCACGGTATTTCTCTAATGCTTCTCTTGAGATTAACATAAATCCAGTCCCTGCTTCTTG